CGCCGACAGGAAGTCGTCTAGCTGGGTCTGCAAGTTCGAGCCGAACTGGCCCAGGTAGCCGGCCATATCCGTGCCCGACGTATCCGGGAACGAGCCCGGCACATACGACGCCGGCGTGCCCGACGAGCTCGCGTCGGCCTGCGAGCCGACATCCCCGCCGGCCTGGTGCCGCCGGTACAGCGCGAAGCCGGCCACGCCGACCACCGCCGCCGCGCCGACGCCCAGCTGGACCCGTTTGTTACCCGCCAGCGCCCGCCAATTCATTCGACTACCCCCCGAGCCCGGTCCGGTTGTTCAGCTGGCCATAGCCCAGCCACGCCAGCGACGCGAGCCCGCCCGCGTCCTGCCCGGTCGATGGATACCCCGGCTGGCCGGACACGCCGGCGCCCAGTCCGACCCGGTCTGAGACCGGTGAGCGCAGCGGATGCACGGGCGCAGTCAAGTCCTGCACCGACCCGGCCGCATAGTCCAGCGCGCCGCCGAAGCGGTTGACGCCGTAGCCGCGATCGCCGGTGAACCCGCGCGGCTGGGTCGACGCGCCGTGCACACCGGCCGACGCCGGCGAGAACGTGTTTGTGGCCATGCCCAGCGAGGCGATCTGACGCGCCCACCGATCCGGCCGCGCCACCCACCCCAGAAAACCGGCGTCCCGGGACGCGACCTCACGCCGCCGGAACATCAGCGCCCCTGAAAGGCTTTAACGAGCCCGGTTCCGGCCTTGCCGCCCGCGGTGAGCAGATTCCCGGCGCCGGTCGCGTGCGCGACACCGAGATAGATCCCGATCAGCACCGCGCCGTAGAGCAACGCTTTGCGTCCCATGCCTGTCACTTCCCCTGATTGGCTTGTTTGGTCAGCGCCGCCCGCTGCGGAATGCCGGCGAACTGTGGCGAGATCAGCCGCCGCGCGATCGTCGCCGCGATCCCACCGGCCGCACCGATGCGATCCGACGCACCTTTCTGGGTCACCGCGTAGAGCACGATCAGCGCCATAGACCCGGCCAGAGCCCCATACATCAGACCTGCACCCCCTGCACCGCCGGCGCCGGCAACGGTCCCGACGACGGGGTCGCCGCCGCCGCGCCCGCGCCGATCTGACCCGCGATCGCGCCCGTGCCGACCTTCGTTGGCGCGCCCGCGATCCCGAGCCGGCCCAGCGCGTCACCGCCGAAAACCTGAAAGAGCACCCAGACGCCGGCGCCGATCAGCAACACCGCTCCGCTGTTCACGGCAGCCACCCCCCGTCCGGGCCCTTGTTCAGAAACTTCGCCCGCAACACGTTGCGGACCTGCTTAGGGCCGCCCTGTAACAGCGGCAACCCGACCCACGCCCACACGAAGACCGCCAACACGAACCCGCCGCCGTTACTCGCGATCGTCGAGCTCGCCGACGACAAACCCGCACCGAGACGAGACCCGGCCGAACTCGCGTCGTCCCCTCGAGCATTGACAACCTTAGTTGTCGTTCCTCGAGATGGCGCCGGCGAGCTCGGCGCCGCGGCCGGCGTCGTGCCGGGGGCAGGCGTGCGCCCGCCGGCCGGTCCCGCACCGGCCGCCGGGCGCACACGCGTAGCCATCAGCTACCGATCGCAGCCGAGACCTTCGCCGGGCCGATCCGGGCCGAACCGGCGACGCCGGCGAAGCCGACCGTTGCCAGCAACAGGACCCCGAACCAAAACACCGGGTTGTGCGGGTTGATCAGCGTTTTGAGCCCGCCGTCCATCCCGTACTCGACCGAGCCCATTGCCTCAGTAGGCGCCGCCACCGAACCCCAGCTAGGTGCCTGCGGCGTGCACCCGTAGAGGTTTGCCGCCAACATGTCCACGACCGCCACCCCCCGCCGGACTCAGGCGCCGACCGGCGCGGCGAACAAGGTCTCTTGCATGATTTGGAAGTAGCCGTTCGTCGGCGCGGCGACCAGGCCCAACTGGATACGGAGATCGCTGGTCGAGCCCTCGTCGATCACGTCGCGGAGCGCGAACTGATTCGCGAAGTCCCACACACCCCAGCCCCACAGGCCGCCCAGGTCGACGCCGGTAAGCCGCACGTTGGACGCGCGCAGAGATTGCCCGTTGTCGTAGGACTCCGGCTGGTCGTTGCCGCCGTACGCCCATCCGACCGTGGAGTAGTTCGTCGCGTTCAGCGCGATCGGAGTGGGCGGCGTGGCGCCGCTGTAGCCGTTCGCGGCAAGCCGCATCAGCCGCCGGCCGACACCCGTACCCGGCAGGAGCGGCTGGTTCAGGCCCTGGGTAGCGCCCAGCGACCGGGTCTCGTTGACCTGGTGGAACTGGGTCAGATCCGGGACCACGAACTTGCCACCCACGTTCGGGATCGAGTAGGCGACCGCAGTCACGAAGCTGTTCAGGTTGTACGCGATCGTGGCCGCGCCACCGACCGCGCTGAAAAGCTGCGCCTGGGTCGCGTACTGGATCGTCAGCGTGAGGTTGGTCGCCGCCGACTGCGCGTAGATCGCGCCGATCAGCGAAACCGGGTCAGCCGCGACCGGGATGAAGTACGTGAGATCCACGGTGTAGGTGCCGACCGCTGCGACGTTGGCGCCCGGGTTCAGGTTGTTGACGCCCGACGTGCCCCAGTCATCACCCGGGATCTTCCACAGACCCGAGGTGCCCGAAGCGACCACCGTCGCGCCGAACGTGCCGCCACCGCCGTTGTCCGTCAGATCGTGACTGGTCACGAGCTCCAGACCCCGGCACGTGAGCCCACGCATGGAGATCAGGTTTGACTGTCCGTTAGCCGACAGCCGGAACTCCTGCACCAGGTTAAACGGCCACTCGTAGGAGAGCGTCGTGGTGCCGATGGTGCCGCCGACCACGATCGTGCCCGAGATCCGGCACTCAAGCGACGCGACAATGCCGGTCTGGCGCAGCTGCACCAGATCCTGCGAGCCGATGCCGGCGAACGCCTGCGTGGGCCGGGCCGCGAACCGCATCCGGCGCGTGGCCGCATAGAACGCGGCCGGGTCGATCGTGATATTCGGCGACGCCACACCCTGAATCGCGATCGGGCTGATCACCGCGCTATTGCTCGCCATTACTGCTGACCCCCAGGCCCCTTGTGGAGAAACGACACGAAATCTTGGAAGCCCCGGTTTGGCACGTACTGCGCGGCGAGCTCAATCCCGAACTGAGCCAGGAGAGACACACCGGCGACCGTCAACCAAAACGCGGCTTTGCGACGACGCACGCCGGCGCCTAGTGGGTTGCCTTGTAGCGGTCGTAGGCGACCACCACGAGCAGCGAAACCACCGCAGCAACAGCGATGCTCTTTGCAGACATCAGGAACCCACCCTCACTCGCCGGACAACCGATGTTCGCGACCGTACGGACTAACCCCCATCGATCGAATAGGTCGAAGCATCGATACACGGATGTCTGTTCAGACATAGTTCTAGATGTCGCAAGTGATGTCTGATGTGATGTCAGGCATGGCAGAGATTGAACTACCGAAAGCCGAGCCGCCACGTAAGCGGCGCACGCTACGAATCCCCGCCGGTCTAGATGTCCTCGTCGTCGCCTACGCCCGGAAGGAAGGCATCGCAATCAACGACCTCTATGTGTTCCTCGTTCAGGAAGCGCTACAGGCAGCCCTGGGCCGGGAACTCTACGAAAAATCGGTACGGGAAGGAGTCCAAGAATGATCAACGCCCGGCCCATGTCCGACATCCACGGCGAACTACTGCAACGCCGGATCAGAGCCACCGGCGAGGGATCGCTCCCAGGCCACACCGACTGGCGTCTCAACATTGCCGACATCGATGACGAGCTCGCCGCCGCCTGGGTACGCGCATCAACCCAGATGCCAGCCGGCAGTGACGGCCGCCTAGCCGCCTCACTGCTCGCCAGCGAGTACCGGCACCGGGCCCGCAAGCTACGCGAAGACCACGACGCCATCCACGGCCGACGCCCGGCCGCCGACTAACCCACCGATCGGAGATCAGCAATCATGCGTATCGGAGCAAACCTCACCAGCCACACCATGCCGATCTACGGCACCGACGAGCTCGCGCTGTTCCTCGGCAACGTGCCGGGCAGCTGGACCCACAAACTGATTCAGCTCTACGCCGTCGCCAGCATCACCGACAAGCGGCGCCTAGGCGTCGGGTTTCCGTCCCTGGTGCTCATCTATGAGACCTGGGGACAAGACACCGACGACAGCATGCCGCACCGGCCGGCGACCAGCGGCGAGCTCGAAGCTGCGCTAGTCGACATCTACGGGCCGTTCTGGCGCGAACAGCTGGACGGCGCCGTTCCGCTGTTCATCCCCGGCGACACCTCCGACGGGCCCGCGATCCCGCACCAGACCGAGCGGATCGAGCCGTGACCGGACTACTCGCCGCGATCGCCGCGACCGTCATCATCGGAACCGGCCGCGCCATCCTCTACGCCGCCTACAAAGGAGTCTCCCCATGCCCCCCACCGCCGACCCGGCACCGCTACCACTACCAACCCGCACACCTGATCGGCCGGCCGCGACCGTCACAGACACGCCCGGCGCGATCGTCGTCTACTGGTCGCTCGGGGGTGCCGTACTCGCCCAGGCATTCCGCGACGACGAGACCGACCAATGGACCGTCCAACTCGCGCCCGGCACCGCGGACGCGCAGACCTGGTGCGTACCAACGAAACGCGCGGCTTATTCAATCGTCGTGGATCCCGAACTAGTCCCGATCCTGCGATAACCACACCCGACCGGCCCGGCCCGCACCCGCGGGCCGGGTCTCCCCACCGGAGAGGACAACCCGCACCATGAGCACCCGACGCAAGCCCCAGGCACCCAACCGGGCCCGGGCCGGCAACGTGTACGCGCTGTTCATCGGCGCCCAGCACGGCAACTTGACCGAGATCGCCGGCGTCTACAGCACCCAGGCGAAGGCGATCGCCGCCGAGACCCGAATCCAATTCCCACACCGCTACGAACTCGTCGCCGTGCCGGTCGATCAGGACATGTTCTCAAAGCTCGGCGAGATGACCGTCCTACCGGCCGACGAGCCCGAACTAGTCAAGATCGAGCCCGCACCCGCCGACATGCCGTGGCAATTCGTGGGCGGCAACCCGGTCCGCCGCTGGTTCCGCCAGCGCCGCGAAAACCGGATCTTCGCCCGCGACAAGCGCGCCAACGCGCAAACGCTCGGAGTCTGGCAATGAACCCGGCCCCGATGGCGATCGTCATGATCACCGAAGTCGCCGCCGGGATCATCCCGGTACTGGCCCAGCCCGACCAGCCGGACGGACTCGCCGAACCCGGCCTAATGGCGCTCGACTGCACCGGCCAGCTGGTCGACCAGACCGGAGCCGTACTGATCGACGACTACCGGGTACGGATCGCACTGCCGATCGAGCACGGGCAAGACGTGATCGGCGCGATCGCGGGAACACTGACCGCGCTCGCCACCGACCGGCCGCTAGTCGCCTTCACCCGCCAGCCGTACCCCACCGACCCGGAGCCGGCACCGTGAGGCGCCGACTCCGCCGCGCGATCACGCGCTATCTCCGCCGGCGCGGCTGGCGCCACGAATCCGACCTCGCCCAAATCCGGCTGATGATCGGCGCCGGGATGTCCGGCCCAGAAATCTTGGATGTCGATCTCGCGAGCCTGTATCACGTCGTCAAATGGGGTGGCGGGTTCCTCGACAACCTCACCAACGTACGCGTTTCAGTCCGATTCGAGCCCCACGATGGATAGCCCGCACCCGTCCCTGACGACCCGGTTCGACGACATGCCCCCGGAGGAATGGCAAGCCGATCCGCGGCTGGCGTACGGCAAGGGATATGACGACGGGTGGTCCGATGGCTGGGCCGACGCGCTCGCCGCCGCCGATGCCGCCTACGTCGCAGCGATCAAGATCGCATTCTGCGGCCGGGACGATGTCGGCCGGGCCGACGCGATCGAGCGGTTTATTCGGACATGGGACGCGCGCGCGTACCGAGTGGCCGAAAGAGCACTACACGCCCTAGATCGGTAGTAACCTCCGGGGGCAGACATAGGCGAACCCCCGGCCCTTTGCCCGGGCCGGGGGTTCATTACGAGATCAGCAAGCGGAAGGCTATCAGAAGTGTCTCCCCAGACATCTAATTTGACGCCACCTACAGATCCCGTAGGTCGATGGATCGGTGCCGGTACCCCCGTCACGGAACGTTACCCATGTAAGTGCATCTCAGACGAGCATTTCTCCGATAGTGGCTACTGGCGCTCCCACTGTACGTGCATAGGTCGGCCCGATCTAGAGGGTCTAGACCGCGCATGCTGCGCTTTTACCCTCAAATGGCGACCGCTGGCCCGGAAAACAACCCCGCGCCTGCTGATCACCCGCCCGGGTACGCACCGTGAACCCCCGTTGTCGACGCGCCGGCCAGCTGGCGATCCCGGGTTGTCGAAGTGACAGCGACTGCCACTCCGACCAGGGTCAAGGTCGCCGGCGCCGCGGAGTCCGTATGGGACGACGCCCGCCGCTTTTACGCCCCAAACTTCCCATCATCGGAGCGTCTAGCCGCTATCAGGGAAAACCTCCGCGAAGCGGTCGGCGTGCCATACGGGCTGGGTCAGCCGATCGCCCAGAAGACCACACCCGAAGGATCGATAGCGCGACTGCACGTCGCGCCCGGCCTGGTTCGGATCAGCTACCGGAACAACGCCCGCTGGGAACTGACCGCGCAGCGCGCCGCCGACCAGCACCACGCCGCGATCGCCGCCCAGGCCGCATATCTGGCCCGCGGCGAGGAACCCCCGCAGGCCGTACCGACCCGGGTGATCACCGGCTGGTCGCGCAAGTCCCGGGTGAACTTCTGGGAAGCGATGCACGAGCTCGACTACTCCGGCTGGCTACGCCGCGGCAACGCCGGCGTACCCGCGATGATCACGCTTACCTACCCGCGGGAATGGCTGAAACTGGCGCCGAACGGCCGCGAAGTGAAGCGGCATATGCGGCTGTTCCGTAAGCGATTCGAGCGCGCCTGGGGTTACTACGACCTAGACCCCGTGACCCAGGATCGCGGCGAGTGGGTCGGCACCGAGCTCCGCGGAGTCTGGAAGCTCGAATTCCAGCGCCGCGGCGCCCCGCACCTACACATGATGATCGTCCCGCCGCACGGCCGGGCCGGCCGCGGCCGGTTCGCCGGGCTGACGTTCAAACACTGGCTATCGGCGACCTGGGCCGATATCTGCACCCGGCCCAACCCGGCCCGCTGCGGCGCCGTGCTCGACCCGGACACCGGCCGGCTGCTCGACGCCGGCGAGCTCGGCAAGTTCCGGCGCGCCGGCACCGGGATCGACTACAGCGATGGACTCAAAGCCAGCGACCCCCGCAAGGTATCGGTCTACTTCGCCAAACACGGCGCATTCAGCGCGAAGGAATACCAGCACAACGTGCCGGTCGAGTGGCAGCACCCGGGCGCCGGGCCGGGCCGATTCTGGGGCTACTGGGGACTCAAACGCGCCGCACACGCGATCGAGATCCCGCTAGACCTCGCCACCGCCGCATCACGTGTGCTGCGCCGTTGGTCCCGGGCCCAGGGCATCACCCGGGAAGTCGCCGCGGTCCGCTACCGCGGCGGACAGCTGCGCGCGCACGGCGAGATCGTCGGACTCGCCGGCGCCCAGGAGTACCGCAACCAGCCGCGCGCCTGGCGCAAGCAACGCCGGCGCGCCCGCCGCATGACCGGCAAATACGGCGCCGGCTGGGTCAGTTTCAACGACGGCGCCGCCGCCGGCGAGCACCTGTTGCGCTACCTCGCCGCGATCGTCGACCCGGCGAGCTCGCCCGCCCGGCCCGGGCGAAAGATTGACGACACTCAATCTCTCGCCCGGGCGGCGCGCGAGGCCCAGTGCATCGCGTGCGGCCGGCCGCTAGCCGAAGTGCTCGCGATCGCCGGCGTGCGGGTGCACTTCCTCTGCGTACCGGAATCGATACGAAATCCGGCGCCGGCGACCGCCTAGCGCGGAGCCAACCGAATTACCTGGTCACGGGCCCGACGCAAGATCACCGGCCCTTTGTGGCGCATATAACAAGCCCAGGAAACCCGCAAACCCAAGATCAAAACCGGACGCGCGGAGAGCGCGCGAAACCGCACACCCGAAGGGATCGACAATCATGGATAAGCACGCCGCCCGGCGAATCGCGCGCCTGTGCGCTATCGGAATGGGACTGATCACGCTCCTGGGCGCGTTCGCGATCGCCAACCACCTGTGGCCGATCGTCATGGCCTGGGCAGTCTGCGGACTCTGGGCGATCGTCGCGATCGTCGCCTGCGCCGGCTGGCTGCAAGCTGTCCGGGACCGCGATTTCAACTCCCGCCAGGCCCAGGTGTGGCGCGTCGAAGCGCTCGACCTGCAACGCCAGATCATGAAGCAGCGCAAGCAGTGACGATCGTTTACGGATTCGCCGCCGAAGCAGTGATCTTTTTCCTGGCCCGGGCAATCGTCCGAGCCCAAACCCGCGGAGAGGACTAGCACCAATGAACGACGAAACCGATCTTGACGAGACCGCAGCGGAACTGATCAAGGATCAGCTAGTCGCGCTAATCGGCCGCGAATTCCACGAGGTACGCCTCACCCGCCTCGCCCAGGCGCCAAACATGGTCGGCGCCTGGGATCTGGTCCTGTTCGACAACCGAACCGATCGCAGCGTCCGCCTTCAGATCCGGGCCGACCTATAACGGATGCTCCACGCAAACGGGCGCCCGGCCACGTCTGGCCGGGCGCCCTTATCTATTTGGGTGATCTTGTGTGGCCGGCGCCCCGCCGCTCCGTATCCCCCGGGTGCGGGACGCCGGCCGCGCCCCCGCCGCACCATCCGGCGTCGATCGGGGGGACCGGCCAGAAAATCCGAGGGGACAACCCGCAGAGCCACGCCACTCCCCGACGCGCTCGATACGGTCATTCGCCACCCTAACCGCCTATCCGACGTTTTGTCGGCGAACCTCGGCGTCATAGCAAATTTTCTGGACATGAGACACCGATAGTTCAGTCTCACGAGCGATCGCCCGCAGCGACCAGCCGTCCCGCTCGGCCGCCGCGATCTCCGCATCACGGCTGACCCGGTCGGCCTTATTGATCTCCGCGCTGCTCCGGGTCGCACCCGACAACCGGCGCAACCGTTCAGCCCGACTCGCAGCCTCACCCATAGCAACCCTCCGATCACGCTGCGTACTATGACGATCACCATAAGTCGGGAGTGGGTCGCAACATGACAGTAGCCGCCGGTATGACCGTTCACGGGACCTGTGGCAAGTGCGGGCACCAGATGACCGCGACCGCCGGCCGGGGCGCCGGTAAACGGCAGCTGGCCACCCACCGCGCGCCGTGCCCCCAGTGCGGAACGCTGATCGTGTGCCGCCGGCCGAAGCCCGACGCTACGCCGACCGCGCCGGCGAGCTCGCCGGCGCCGGCGCCGACCAAGCGCGGCCGGCGCCCACTGGTAAGGGGAACCTATGACGCAACCACCACGCCCCCGCGGCGCGATCCCGATGTTCAGCAACCCGCACCAGCCGGACCCGGCGATAGCAGTCTTGGAGCCGGGGGCACCGCCGCCACCACCGTCACCGAGCGAGCACCCAGCGCCGATCACGACGCCAACGCTCCCGACCCCGACGACACTGAACCCCGAGACCGCGGCAAGCCTGCGCGACCGGGTAAAGAGGGGACTGCGACTAGGCCCGGAATCCCCGAGACCGGACACCGCCGCCACCCCTATCCCGAGCTCGGCTGGGACTGGTGAGAAAGAGCCGCCGAAGCTGACCAAAGCCAGCGGCACCCGGGCAATGATCGGCCTGGTCGGAGTCCTCGCCGCCGGCAGCGCGTTCCTGGTGACCCAGCGCTACCGCGGCCGGCGCACGCTGCGCACCCCCACCGACGACCAGGCCCGGGAGATCGCCGAACCGGCGACCGAGATCCTGATCCGTCACGCGAAGATGGTGAAAATGTTCCCCGACCTGGTCAACGTGTTAGAGCTGATCGCCGCGACCGGCGCCTACCTCAACGACGGACCACTGACGATCCCGCGCTACGACGCCGGCGACATGCCGCAGGACGACGCCGCATGACCGCCGGGTGGGTCAAGTCCTGGGACGACTCCAGCCGGCCGGTCCCGATCAGCCGGCTACCCGAGATGTATGCGGCCGGCTATCGCGTGTGGATGCGCTATCTCGCGCTCGGGTCGGAGCCGAAACACTGGGACGCCGCACAGATTCACGCGTGGTTTGCGTGCGGGCCCGATACCGGCGTCGTCGGCCTGGTCGAAGGCACCGGCACCGAACCCGTGACCAACCCGACCAGCGGCGCCTGGCACGCCAGCGACGCGCGGAGAGCAGCCGACACCCTCGGCTGGCCCGCCGCCGTGTCACTGGTGCCGGCAATGGACGAGAACGTGACCGCCGCGCAATGGCGCGGGCCGATCGTGCAATACCTGCGCGCCTGGCGCACCGGCGACACGTGCCGGCCGGTCATGTATATCGAGTCGGACGCCGGCGCCTACCTCGACGCGCTCGGCCTCACCGTAGGCACGTTCAGCCCGGCCGCCTGGGGCTGGGACAACCCGGCGAAACTGCTAACCCCGGCCAACGCGCCCGGCCACGTCGTGATGACCCAGGAGCACAACGGACGCAACCAATCCGGCGGCAACATCGACGCCGGCAACACCCGCACCAGCGCACCGTGCGTCTGGTGGAACCCCGAAGGAGTCTCCCCAATGGCAATGGCATGGACAGATCAGGTAGTCGAATCCGGCGACCCGACCAACCCCGAATGGTCGGTAGCCGGCGCGCTCAAATGGATGGTGTCGCAACTGCGCATGAACAAGACGATCGCCGCGCAGGTTGCCGCCAACGGCAACGCGCTGTCGGCGCTATCGGCGAAGGTCGCCGCGATCGGCGCCGCCCAGGCGCCCACCATCGATTACGACGCGCTCGCCGCCGCCATCCTCGCCGCCGTGCTCGCGAAGGGTGCCGGCCAGTGATCGCCAACCTGCGCGCGCTCGCCGGCGCCGTGCTGCGCCGCCCCGACGTACGCGCCAGCGGCGCCCTGATCCTGATCGGCTACGGCCTGAAAGTCCTGAGCGAGATCGCCGGCGAACAGCGCGAGGCAATCACCGCCGCCCGCAACGAGCTCGCCGACCTCGCCGGCGCGATCGCCGCCGCCCGGTCGACGATGCGCGCGACCGCCGTATTCGCCCAGACCGCCGCCGCGGCGAGCGCGCACCCGGCCGGGTTCACCGACGAGGAAGCGGGCGGCAACGGCGCCGGCGACCCCGACGAGCTCGGCGCCCAGATCCGCGATCTGCTGACCGGCGCACCTCGAGACCTTGGTACAACGGTCGGCACAAACGGGGTCGAGCTCGTCGACGAGCTCGCCGCGCCCGAGACGGACTAGCCGTGTCCAGCTTCAACGATCGCGGCGAGCTCGACACCCGCTCCGGGCTGATCATCATGTGCCACGGCCGCAAGGGTTCCGGTAAGTCAGTCATCGGGAAGCTGGCCACGATGAACTACCCCGGCGACCGGTTCATCCTTGACGTGGCCGGCGACGACGGGCCGAAGGGCCCGGGGGTGATCGAGCTCGGCTCGGTGCGCGTCGACGACATGCCGCGCCGGGTCGAGCACCTCCGGCCCGAGCGCGGCGTACCGATGACGATCCGCTACACCCCCGACGCCGGATCGCCAACCCACCTCGAAGATATGGATGCCTTCGTCGGAGTCGCCTACGAGCACTCGTCGAAGGAAGAACCCGCGATGATCCTGATTCATGAGATCGGAGTCGTCGCGCCGGCCGGCAAGACCCGGCCGCATATGCGCCGGACCCTGATGCACAGCCGGCACCACGCGCTAACCCTGATCGGATGCGGGCCCCGGACCCGGACCACCGAGCCGCTACTACGGGCCCAGGCCGATCTGATCTACGGGTTCGATACGCCCAACCAGGAAGACCGAGAAGCGATCGCGAAAGAGATCGGGTGGGACGTGCCCGCATTCTGCGAAGCGATGGACGAGCTCCACGGGCACGGATACGTCCGCTACGACGCCCGCCAGGAACCCCCAGAGAAGTGCCCGGCCGGACACGACCCGGACGAGTGGGCCCGGATGCACCCGGATCTACGGCTGACGATCTGGGACCCGCTCCCCGAAGATGTCGTGCAACGCGTAGAGGCATGGTCGGCCAACGTCCCGGAGCCACGCCGCCGCGCCGCCTAGAATCACCGTGCGCGTCTCGCGCCTGTCTGGGGACAGTCACACACCAACGGCGCCCCGGGCCCGCTAAGCCTTCGTCTGCGGGTATCCGGGGCGCCGTTGTGGCGCCTTAGTCCTGCGGCACGGTGATGCTGCAATCAGTCGAGCCGATCCACTGATGGCCGCGCACATAGCCGCCGCAGAACGGGCACGCCACCGCGGCCGGGATACCCGGCAACGGCGCCACCGACCCGACAAGCTCGGCGAGTGGCCGCGGCCGGCGCCGGCGCCGCGCTGCACCGCCCCGCCACCACATCAGCGCTTACCCTCGGCAATCGCCTGATTCTGTTCCCGTTGCCACCGGCCCAGCCGGGCATCATCGACCAGCCCGGCGCCCAGGCACACCGAGCAGAACGGCGCCGGCGCCCCTAGCGGGCACTCCGGGCACGCATGACCATCAGCCGGCAAGTGATCGCCGGCCGCACCCTCCGCGATCCGGCGCAACTGCTGCGCCCGATGCCGCGGCATCACCTCACCCGGCCGTGCCTGCCAATCCCGAGCCATCCCAACCCCCTCCGCGTAAATGTCGCTAGGTCACCCTAGGCCGATCCGGGCCGGCCCGGCGAAGTACGGCCGCACTTCCACCATGGCGCCCACGACAACCCGCGTTGCCGATGATGCGTCGCCGGCGCCGCCTCTCCGGGAACCTCGGTTTGCCAGCTGCACCACGCATCGACAACTAGGGTTGCCGAACGATCGCCGGACAACTACCGTTGTCGACATGACCGACACCCCCACCCCCCGCCTGGTCCTGGCGTACGGATCGAGCCACTACACCACCGACACCGGCGAGCTCCCCCGCCAGTCGATCGAAACCCTGTGCGGCCGGCGCGTCGTCGACGAAGACCCCCGCCCGCGCGTCGGCGAGGCTACGTGCACCAGCTGCGCCCGGCTGCTACCCACCCTGGCCAACCCCTACATGAGCTACACCCGCGACGAGCTCGGCGAAGCAGTCGAGCAGATCGCCCAGGCGATCGCCGCCGGCCAGCGGCTACGCGAAGAAGACCGGCTACACCTGATCACCGAGTCCGAACTGGAGCTCGCCGAGACCCGGAAACGTATCGTCGTTAACCTGTTTCGGACCGGTAGCGGCCGGGCCGGCTGGGGCGCCGGCTATTGGTCGTGGGAGCGGATCGGGAACGCGCTCGGGATCAGCCGCCAGGCCGCGCGCAAGACGTACGGGCCGCTCGCCGGCCGGGCCGCGATCGCCGATCAGGTCGCACGCGAGAGCGAGTCGAGCTCATGAGCCGTGTCCTGTACGTGCGCATAGACGACGACCTCCACAGCGAGATCGCCGCGATCGCCAGGGAGACCGGCCACACGATCAGTCAGGTAGTCACTCACCTGCTGGGCCGGTCGCTGGGCCGGCCGAACTCGATAGAAGCTGCGATCAGCCGGCGCAGTACGGAGCCCCCGCGATGACCTGGGCCGAGCGGCTGGTCCTGGGTGGCCTGCTGCTACTGGTGATGCTGGCCGGCTGGGTAATGCCAGGGTTTGTCTACGGCGGGTTTTAGACACTGACCAGGCCCGTGCACCGGACCGTAGAGCCGATGTCTTCAACCACCGCGAAGACGGTCTGTGCGCCGGCGCCCGCATCGAACGTGACCAGGGTCGCCGCGGTCGGGTTGATCGTCAGCGTGACCTTGGTCGAGACCGGCGCCGCCGTGCTATTCGACCAGGCGAAGTCCTGCCCAAACGGCAGATCCGCGTTTGTGTCGTCGATCGGGTAGCGCGGTCCCTGGGTCAATGTGGTCCCGGTCGGTGGCGAGACCGGCGCCGAGGTTTTGCGGAGATTGATCGCCGGCTGCTGGAGCACCCCGCTTTTGATCTTGCCGTTGATGAACCACAGCCGGTAGGCCCGGCCCGGCTGAAACGTGATCGCCGCCGCCGAAGTCCACACCGCGTATTCAGTGCCGATCACCGCGCCGGAGGTCAGCGCCGCCGTGATCGGTTCCCAGTAGACGATGCCCCGCGGCGCGTCGTTGCCGTCAATGGTGAACGCGGCGCCCTGGTCGATCTGCACCGTCGAGCCGGCCTGGGCCAGCAACTCCCAATTAGCGCACAGAGTGAGGAAACCGTCGTCGCTACCGTTGTTGCCTAGCAGCACGTTTGCGTGGCATATCTGGAAGACGTTGTGACTACCCGCGCCGGCGAAGTTGTTGCCGAACATGCCAACCCGCATCGCTGCGTTGGTGCCGGTATTCGCCCACCGCGCGATATGGACCTGGCCGTCATAGTCGTTGGTCCCGGTAACCGTGCCCCATTGCTCGAACGATTCGAGCACCTGGCCATCGCGGACCACACCGGAGAGTAGGTAGTCCTCGGTCAGCGTGGCATCCCGGGCCGCGGCCATGTAGGCGTAGTTGCCATCGTCGAGATAGAACAGGATCGACACCGCGACCAGGTGATAGCCGAGCGCCAGATACCACGCCGAAAGCTCCGCCGTGATCGACGGCGCGATCACGATCCCGCCGGTCGACGCCGGCGCGCCGGCGATCAACTCGCCGCGCGCGGTCAGGTCGGAAAACTCCGCGGTGCCGTCCCGGTTGATCGCCCAGCCCGAGACGCCGGGCACGTAGTTAACCGACTGGATCGCGTTACGCACCAGCGTTTTACCGGCCACGATCGGGTTTCCGTACGGCATCAGTTTCTCTACTCCAACGGCGCAGTGCCGGCCGGATACTGCACGATGTTCAGCGTTGCGGTCAGCCGCGACCCCGGTTCCGCGCCCGTCCAAACGATCTTGTACTCGTCGCCGGGATTGAACACGAACCGGGTATCTGATGCGTCCAGCGACGCCGATTGCGAGCCTTCACGGAAGATCCCGTTCACGTACGCCTTAGCCGTCGGCTGCGCCGGGTCGGCGACCCCGGGCGCTTCCTGCAACAGCCCGGTATGGGTGACCACCCAGTCTTGTGACGCGGCCGGATAGAAGATCACTTCACCGTTGCCGCTGGCGTCAGCGGTGACCGACCCGGCCCGCACCAGCCTGCTAGGCACCGATCACCACCACGCGATTGGGCGCAGGATCGCCGGGAGTTTCCGGCCGGTGTTGTCGTAGGCCTGGTAGAGAAACCACCAGGCGCCGGCGAGCATGGCCACGCCGGCGACCGCGTTAGCGGACGGGTTACGGAACCGGGGCGCCATCAGTACAGCCCGGCCCAGATCGAGTTACCGCCGGCCGCGCCCTGGTTGATCGACCCGGGTGTGAAGCTGGCCGGGAATGTCGCCTGGCCGGTCGCGGCGACCCCGAACCGGGACGATGCGGCCGCCGCGCCCAGCGAGTAATCCGCGGTGCCCGGCGTCGACGAGCCGCGCCAGTAGGTAGGCGCCGTCGCGCCGTTGGCGAGCACCGCCAGCCACAGGAACCGGCCCGGGCCGCCCGCCGGCGTGATCGGCGCCGCCAGCGCCGGCCGCTGGAGCCCGGTGCCCTGAAACTGCGTCGACTGGTCCGCCGTCTGGCCGAGTAGCGCGCCGGTCTGGTCATAGACCGCGATCCCGGCCTGGGTCAGCGTGACCCCGGCCGCGGAGATCCCCAAAAACGCGCCGGTGATCTGCCGCGTGGCCCGCCACGGCAGTTTCACGATCGCGAGATTGCCCAAACCGGGGTTAGCGGCGCCACCGACCAGGATCGCCGCCTCATCGAACGACCAGACCAGCGCGCCCTGATCGGATGCGCCGAACGTGTCCGCGGCGCCGGCCGGGGCGATCGCCGGCAACGAATTCCACGCCGTGACCCCGTCACCGATCTTGAATGTGCCGGCGTCCCGCGCGTAGCCCGGTTCGCCCGGGCCCAGCACCGGATTACGGGCCGCCCAGGTCGCCGCCGTGTCCTGCCGGAACTCAATCAGCATCAGGCACCGCCACCGATGACGGCGCCGATACCGTTACCCGGCCGGGCCGGCGTGGTGAACGCATGCCAGGCGATCGTGTCGCCCGCCGTGCCGTAGAACGTCACCGCGTGATCGCCGATGCCGACCTGACGGATCGCGCCGGCCGGGACCGGATAGACCCCGGTGCCACCCGCCGGCGCCGAACCGATCGACCCGGCGCCGGAGCGGACCGTAACCGTGTGCTGCGACTGGTTATCCAGCGCGACATGCCCGATCGGCGCATGAAACGCCCGCACGATCACCCCGGACGCGTCGAAGGTGCCCGAAGCGACCTCCAGCGTGTCGTTGACGATGTTGCCGACCAGCCGGCCGATGAACTCCGTATTGCGCTGCGTGTAGTCGCGGAATTCGGCGAGCAGCTGCGCGAACAGCAACCGCTCCGCGTCGCGGCCGCGGGGCGATCCCGCCGGCAGACTGTCCGTGTTCTGCGGCGCAGGGAGCTGAGTCATTGCCACCATGTCTAAGACCTTCCTAGGTTGCTCAAGAGTGTGTGACCGGCCGGTTTGACCGCCAGCCGATACAGGCCGAAGCCGACCAGCGCGACCCCGGCCGCCGCGGCGAGGCCTTCCCAGGCGATCGCCGACACGCCGGACAGGATCGAGCTCGGCGAGATCCCGGCGACGTTGGCGACCGTGGAGACCGCCGCGGCGCCGGCGCCGGCCGCCGCCGTCACCGCCGCCCCCAAACCGGGCACCCGGCCATAGCCGGTCGGGTTGCCGACGCCCTCAATGCGGACCTTCGCGCCCGTGTGCGGCGCGTCGACCATCTTGCCGCCGCCCAGGTAGATCCCGACGTGATGCGCCGGCGTGCCGTAGAAGACCAGATCGCCGGGGAGCGGCTTACTCACCGACTTCGCCCAGCCCTGCTGGAGCGCCGCCGTGCGCGGCGCCGTGATCCCGACCCGGCCGAGTGAGAACTGGACCAGCCCGGAGCAGTCGAAGTCGTTCGGTCCCTCGGCGCCGAACACGTAGTCATGGCCGATCTCGCTGGTCGCGTAGGTGATGAAGTCATCGGCCTTACTCACCGGGTCACCAGCCAATCCGCCAGGAACGCCGAGACCGCGCCCGCGGCGACATAGGCGCCGGCGATCGTGTAACGCCACCGCTCCAGCGCGACCAGCCGGCCCGGTACCTCGGTCAGCCCCACCAGCTTTAGATCGGTCTGGTCCTGGCGCCGGTCGAGCCGGTCGAGTTTCTTACCGTGCCGTTCCTGCACATCCACGACGGTGCGGAGCAGCCCGAGTGCTTCGCTGACCTTGTCGCGGATCTCCCGTTCCTGCGCCGGCGTCATTTTGCCGCCGCCTTCGCCACCGCGGCGCCGGCGTCATCGACCCGGCCCGCCGCCCGCTTGACCCTGGGCCCGGCCAGTTTCACCAGCCCGGCGCCGACCAGCACCGCCGCCACCCCCACGAACAGCGCTTTTATCAAAAGGTCTCGGGATCCCGACAAGGTTTCGTTGGCTTTGTCGATCGCGGCATTGCCGATATCGCTGGGCAGATTCCACGGCAGCCAACCCGGGCCGAACGTGGGCAGCTTAGGAATCGGCGCCAACCCTGACGCCGGCGTGACCGTCACAGACCCGGGCGCGATCGCGTTGCGGACCTGCGCCAGAAAGTCTTTCCACCGGCCGGTGCGATACACCGTCCACGGGGAGAAGTCGGCGCCGTCGCGGCTAATATCCGCCGCCGCCTTCGCCTGATTGGCCAGCGACCCGGACAGCCACGCGATATCGCGATCCGACCCGGTCCCGGTCTGCGCCTTGACCGTGCGGATCTGAAACACGCCGAAACTCGGCCCCCAGACCGAGTTTTCCAGCGACGTATCGCCGAGCTCGGCATCGTCCCAACCGGACTCGCCGCCACCGATCGCGGTCAGCACGGTCGCCGACGCCGGGTCTACCCCGGCGCCGACGAGACTCTGATAGACCTCCGCGGGATCACGCTTCGCCATGCCCAGGCACTCATCCCGGAATCTTGATCTTTTGGCCCGGGTAGATGGTGGTGCCTTTGATCCCGTTCAGTTTCTGCAACGCGCTGACCGTGGTGTGCTCGTGCGCGGCGATCCCGGACAGAGTCGAATTCCACGCCGGGTTTTTGGTCGTGAACTTGACCACCGAGATCTGCCGGATCGGGCCCTTGATCGGTTTCGCGCCCGACGCGGCCGGTGGCGTCACGATCGGCTTAACGACCGGGCCGGTCGGCGCCGTCGTGCCGGTCCCGGTACTGCCCGAAGTCGGGATCTGGCCGGTGCCGGCCTGCTGGTCCTGCAACGCCGACAGGAAGTCGTCTAGCTGGGTCTGCAAGTTCGAGCCGAACTGGCCCAGGTAGCCGGCCATATCCGTGCCCGACGTATCCGGGAACGAGCCCGGCACATACGACGCCGGCGTGCCCGACGAG